TTCCGATGGCGCATATTTTTGGAATGTAGCAGGATATTAAAATGACACCAGAAGAATTAAAAGTTAAAAACATACAACTCGAAAATGAATTAGATAAAGTTATTGATGAAAATGTAGAATTAAAAAAGAAATTAAATTTGCATCATCAAGCTGATCAACAAACACCAAATTACAAAGAAAAATATTTAAGATTAAAAGATAAAATTAAAGGTGTTTTATATGATACATTTTTAGAGGACGATAATAGATGAAAAGACACGAAGTAATTAAAAAATTAAATGCCGTAGGTCTTGCTTTTTACGGAAGACAAGAACCATTTGTTTCATTTGTTCAACAAAATCCAAAGGATCCAGTTGTAAAACAATTGTGTACAATAAACAATTTACGAATAAAATTAAAAACATCTGTGTATAAGTTACACAGAGATATACAGTGGGGGAGACATGAATAGATATGTAAAAGATGTTGCAGCGTTTTGTACAAAATTCGGCTGGAAACAAGCTAAATCTCCTTCCATTCCAAAAGTTCGTACGGACCTAATTACTTTTAGAATTAAGTTTATTGAAGAAGAACTTCAAGAATTAAAAGTAGCAATTGGGGATAACAATACCGCTGATGCACTTGATGCATTAGTGGATTTAACGTATGTTATAATAGGCACCGCATGGTTATTTAACTTGCCATTCGATGAAGCCTGGAGAGAAGTACATAAAGCTAATATGAAGAAGGTGCGTGGTAAAACAAAACGTTCTATGTATTATGATTGTATTAAACCAAAAGGGTGGACTGCTCCAAATTTACAAAAGTTATTAAAAGGAGGAAAAAAATGATCTTTGATTGGTTAAAAGCATTTGCAAAAAGAATACATAAAAGACTTTTTAAAGTTACATTATCTAAAAATTGGAATCCAATACATAAAGAAAATGAAGTATTTTTTTTGTACACTAATGAACCACCAACGCAGGAGGTATCATGATAAATTTAGGTATATTCAAAATCAGAATAGAATCATGGAGTAAATGGATTTGGATAACTGTTAACAAATATAAGGATGAAGTTATTATTGATTTTGGATTTTGGAGATTATACATCTTCAAATAAATAATATTTAATGGGAAAGCGAAATGAATAAAGGAGAGAAATTATTAAAACAAATTGATTTGTTCAGGCATTTTTATCCAGAAATGCAAGCACAAACAATGTGTATTTTTTTGCAAATTGCTCGTGTATATCCGAAAGAATTGCCAATGACAGAGTTGTCAAATTTAGTAGGTATTACACAAGCAAGTTGTAGTCGAAACGTAGCACTACTATCATCATGGACAAGGTATAGAACTAAAGGTCCGGGTTTAATAGTGGCAAGCGAAGATCCTTTTGAACGACGTGCAAAGTTAGTTAAACTAACACAGCGTGGACATAAACTATATAAAGAAATCGGAGGTATATAATGGCAGTAAGACCAAGAGGAAAAGATTCATATCAAGTAGATGTTACTCATAATGGTAATCGATTTAGAGAAACATTTACGGGATCTGAAGGTAATGCGAAGATAATTGAGGCTGTTGTATTAGACAGTCTCAAACAAGGTCGTAATGTTAATGAAGCAATTCGTAACTTAAGTCCTTCTTCGCGTCAAAATCTATCCATGAGTGGATTATTTACACAAACAGTTAATCGTTACTGGAGTGATGTAGAAACTAAACAATTATATAATGCAAATATAGTTGTAGATCTTGTGGGTAAAAATACTAACGTAAAGGATATAGATGAAAATGTCATAGATGAACTAATTAGTACGTTAAAAGATCAAGGGAATAGTAACGGTACTATTAATCGTAAATTGGCAGCATTATCTAAAATGTTGACTTTTGCACATAAAAGAAAACTAATCCCATCTAAACCATACATTGAATGGTTAAAAGAAGGCAAAGGGCGTAAGCGATGGTTTACGCCCTCTGAAGAAGCTATGTTAATAAAAATTTTAACACAAGCTGGTTTTAATTACTTTTGTGATTTTGTTATTATCTTAATTGATACAGGATTAAGAAAAACAGAATTATTAAAAGCACAAAAAAGAGATATTGTTGATGGAAAATTATCTGTTTATGATACAAAAAACGGAGATCCAAGAACAGTACCTTTAACTAAAAGAGCACAAAGCATATTTGATAAATATGATGGTGATATACCTTTTGCAGGAATAAGTGATAACGATATTCGATTCCAATGGAATTATGCAAGAGAATTAATGGGTATGGCTAAAGATAAAGAATTTGTCTTACATGCTTGTCGTCATACATGTGCATCAAGATTAGTACAGAGAGGTATCTCTTTATTAGTTGTTAAAGAATGGTTAGGACATAAGTCTTTAACTCAAACTTTAGTATATGCTCACTTGGCACCAAACAATTTACAAGAGGCTGTAAAAGTGTTAGACAGCGAAATTGGTTAGGCCTCGTGGTGGAATGGTAGACACAATGGACTTAAAATTCATGCCCTTTTGGGAGTGCCGGTTCAAGTCCGGCCGAGGCTACCAAGTTGTGACTAAACTGGTGACAGATTGACAGATTTGTGACCGAAAGGCAGGAATATTTGAGGGCTGATATAAAAAGCACAAGACTTAAAATCATTAATGTGGATAATACATTAGTGTATCAATCAATATCAGCCTTCATTTGTATTAAGAAAACCTAATTATACATTAGTGTATTAATTAGATAAATAAATATAAATTGTGACATTAACTTGTGACGGGAAGGCAGACACATGAGATATAATAAAGAGCGCAGACAATTAGAGCTTGAAGAAGAATCTCGATTAAATGGCGGAAAAAGAACAAGCGATAGAGATATAAAACATATAGAAAAGAAATCAGAATCTTTAACTCCATACGGTAAACGTATAACTTCAGCTACAGTAAAAGAAGTTGGTAAAGGAATTGATGAACGATTAGCTGTTGTACAAACAGGACCAAAACTAATATCTGATGAATTACTTAAATTAATAGATCCATTAGTTGCAGCAACTATCACTATACGATTTATAATAGATGCAATAAGTACAAAAGATAGAAAATTTACTGCTACTGCAATTGCATTAGGTGGTAAAATAGAAGATGAAATATGGTCTTCTGGTTTGTATGATAAGGAACCATTTTTAATAGATAAAGTTATTAAAGATATTGAAAGTCGTTCAGTACATTATGGTTATAAAAAATATAAATTAAGCCAACAACAAGAAAAAGTTGGATATCAATGGACACCTTGGACAACAAGAGAAAAACTACATGTAGGTGAAGCATTATTTCAGGTATTTATAGAAAAAACTGGTTTAATTAGTATTAAATCAAAACCATATAGAGGCAAAACTTATAATGTTATTGTAACAGAACCAAAAACTTTGGAATGGATAAACAATTCTAAAAAGTTTAATGAATTTTTAAATCCAGAACATTTTCCGATGATTGTACCACCAACTGACTGGACTAATCCATTTAATGGTGGTTACAGAAAAACTAAAGGAATATATTTAGTTAAAGGACATCGTATAACTTCACATATGAATTATTTAGAAGAACTAAAACAATATGATATGCCTGAAGTATACAATTCTATTAATGCATTACAAAAAACAAAATGGAAAGTTAATAAAAATATTTTGTTAGTTTTAAATACTTGTTATAATTATGGTAATAGAAGCAGAGGTAAATTAATTAATAATGAATTATTAGATTTACCACCAAAACCACATAACATTGGAACAGATAAAGTTGCATTAAAAAAATGGAAATCAAAAGCTGTTGCCGTATACACAGCAAATGAAAGAACTAAATCAAAACGTTTAGCATTAGCAAAAACAATTTATTTAGCAGATAAATTTCAAAAAGAAGAAGAATTATATTTTGTATGGACTTTAGATTTTAGAGGACGCGCATATCCAGTACCACCATATTTGAATCCGCAAGGACCAGACTACGCAAAAGCATTATTATTATTTGGAGATGGATTAAGATTAGGTGCTGATGGAGTACGCTACCTTGCAATACATATTGCTAATTTATATGGTAAAGATAAATTATCATTAGATGATCGTGTTAAATGGACACATGAACATTCAGATATAATAAAAAAATGTGGTGATGAACCATTTAAAAATAATTTTTGGGAAGATGCAGAAGAACCTTTTCAATTTTTAGCTGCGTGTATTGAATGGAGTGGTTACTTACAAAAAGGTGAAGATTTTATTTCG